TGCTGTAGCCAACGTAGTCGATGGTTTGAACGGTTTTGATACCGAAAAGCTGGTCTTTCATGATTTTGTCCAACTGCTGTCCACTACCGGTGAACACGGCTCCGGCACCCATGCCGAGAAGTCTTTTTTTGAATTCGCTGGCCGCTGCGACCTGGCCACCGGTGAAGGTGTTTTTCACCGAGCCGCCGTCATGGGGGAAATCGACGCGGAAGAAATACCAGGACTCGTCGGTGATCTCGTTGCGTTGGAAATACAGGGCTTTGGGGTAGCAGTTGGCGATCTCGACTACGCAGCCAGACATGCGCAGCGCCTTGGCGCGACGTGCTTTGTCGTTCAGTTGTTGGTCTTCATCGTTGTCGCTGGCATCCAGCGCTTGCATGGCGCTGTTGAACTTCGAGATGTCCAACTTCCACCAGTACAGGCGGGAGTCGAAGCCGAAGTGAAACTCCTCGCGCTCGCGCCACTGGTACATGAGCAAGGCTTTTTCCACAGCGCTTTCTGCAATCAGCAGGGCGCCGTGATGCTTGGCGTCGTCCAGTTCCTTATCGATCCGCTGAGTGCGGGCTTCGACGTCGTCCATGAATGCCCAGCGCTGGTGCAGATCGTTCCAATCGACCTTGCGAGAGTCCGACTGTGGGATCTGTGCCGCGTCGCAGGTGAAGCCAAGGTCACGTGCCTGGCGGACCCACATGCGGGTGTATTTGTGCGCCCCTGGTTCGTTGTCCAATGCCCAGATCAGTTTTGGCGTTTTGCCGCCGCGAGCGGTGATCAGGGCTTTGAGCGATTCCTCTGGATAGGCGTTCGAGGAAAGCGCGGCAACGGCGGGGATACCGTTCTGCACCAGGGCAATGGCGTCGAAGATGCCCTCGACGATCCACAGTTCGTCCACCTGCAGCAGATCTACGCAGGGAGGTACCCACCAAAAGCCTTTGTAGCTATCACCGGGTTTGAAACGCGCCTTCTTCTTGCCGAAGCGGTTCGGCTTGTCGATGAGGCGTTCCCAGTAGCCACCATTATCGAGCGGGAAGCGAACCGTGGCCGAGCCAATGCCCAGGTCCCGGTCGAAGTAATGCTCCTGGGTGTACCAGCCTTCGATTAGTCCAATGTCGAATCCACGGGCGAAGGTCAGGTAAGCCTTGGCACTGGCTGTTGGCTGGTCTTCGGTGGCAGGTGCGCGCTTGCTCCAGTCGTCGAACAAGTCGCTATACAGCTCCTTGACCGGCTCCATGTAGCGGCATTTCTGCTCGCGACCGCAGCGGATAAACCATGGCTCGTCATACCGGGAAAACAGCCGCCGCTGGTTGCACTGGGGGCACGTACCCTTGCGCATGTATTGGGTGCCAGCCATGTGCTGCAGACCAAAGTCGGCCTCCAGGCGCTGCAGTACATCTGCGCGCAGTTGATGGTCCATGGTTTTCACTACGCACGCTCCGCGGTGTTTGCGCCGAGCTGCTTTTTCAGCTCACTGCGAGTCCGGCAAATGCCAGCAAGGTGCGGGATGTCTTTGAGTACCTTTGGCGCTCGCTGACCGCGCGGAACATTCCGATAGCGGTCGGAATACCAAACGTCGGCCATGGTGGTGTCGTACTGGCTGTTGAGCCACTGCAGGTACTGCTCGGCCTGCTGTTGGTTCAACTCCAGTTGGATGGTGATATTGCTCATTTCGGCCACCAATAAAGTGCAGTTTCCCCTTACCCACGCGAGCGGGCATATGGCAGGGGCGGTTCAGATTTAGTTCGAGGTGTCGCGGGAGGTCAGCAAGCGCGCTGGTAAGAAGCGGGCTGGCACGGGGTAGCGCTTCTGGGTTTGGGTATCCAGCAGCCAGACCAAGTAACGATATGCGCTGCTTGCCGGATAGATGCCCAGCCGAGCCACCCGCTTTGTGGTCATGCTTTCGAATTCGGTGACTGCCAGCTCGGCGATGCGCTGCACCAGGTGCTCAGGTACTTCGAGTGATTGGGCGAGGTAACGCTTGCAGTTTTCGATCAGCTGGCAATCGCCGGACAGGTGTTGTCCACATTGGCGGTACAGGTAGGCCACGGCCGCTTGCTGCATGGCGGCGCGATAGTCGTTGGCGGGGTTGATCGTCAAGGTGATGGCGTTCATGCGAGTGTGGCCTCCATTTCCAGTTGGTCCAGCAAATCAGGTTGATCATTGGCTGACTTCATCGCGGCACGACGCAGGGCGACATCCGCGACAGGAAGGCGAACGGCGGGATTCGCCATGCCGCTCGGGCTCATTTCATGGGTCATTTCAAACTCGGCCCGAACGGACCAGCCGCAGGCCTCGTTGATGCATTGCAGGTAGGCCACCCGCAGGAAAATATGGGTGCCTTCGCTGGTGCGGATTCGCATTCGGCCCATGCAATGGGGGCAGACAAGTTTGTAAGTGCTCACTGATCGGCCTCCTTGCTGTGCAGTTGGATCGTGGCCAGGACCTCGGCATGGCGAGCGCTCAGGTATTTGCTGTGGGCAGCGAGAATTGCAGCCGCCTCGCCTTTCTCGATGACCCCATCAGCCAGTGCCTTATCGATGATCTGATCGACCACGCCGCGCTTGGCGGCCGTGCTGACCGAGCGGCTGTACAACTCGATGTTGTCCAGGGTTTCAGGGTCGGCGATCGGCACGAACATGCCGCTGTAAAGGGAGGCCACGTATTCAGGGAAAAAGCTGGTCCCCGCGTCTCGTTCGAGCATATGAATCTGGTCATCGCTCAATGGCCGGCTGCCGGCGTTTTCGTAGACGTGGTTGTCGAACTTCTTGAGTTCGTAACCGAGACGCGCTGCTGCGCATTCGCGACCGCCTGGGTAAGCGCAGACAACTGCGCTGACAACTTGGCGTCTGGTTTCTAGCACTGGGCGTTTCATGTTCTCGTTTCCCTCCTTGGCCGGTCGCACTACTGTGCAACCTCGCCGTCTTTGATCCCGAGCAAAACTGCTGCTCGATGTGCCTCGCCTCGACGACCTTTTTTGCGTCCATTGAGTAGATCACTGACCAAATTTTTGTTCAGATCATGTTCGCGGCTGAACTCCGCAATACTTTTTCCCCGGCGGTCTAGAGCTGCACGGGCTTGCTCGGGGGTTAGAAGGGCATGCATAGTGTTCAACCGTGTTTAATCGTGTTCGACGGTGAGGATTCTTGGGCAGAAATCTGTTCAAGTCAACTGGTATTGATCAAAAAAGTGCTCATTTTATCTGGAGTAGGTGAACGCCTACGTGAAGAAAGGGATCGGCTGGGTTTGAACCAGACCGACTTTGGTATTGCTGCGGGTGTTAGCCGAGGAACTCAGAAGGCGTATGAACTTGAGTCAAGCTCGCCCGATGTACGCTACTTAGCGGCTTTGCAGGGTATGGCTGTGGATGTTCACTTCGTCCTCACTGGCAGTCGACACTCGATAGATGCCGCCAGTCTCAGCGAAGAGGAATCACTGGTCCTCGAACAATTTCGCTCACTTCCGGAGCATGACCGCGCTTCTGTCAAACGCCTCACGGGCGCACTCGCTGCTACTTTGCAGGTGAAGTTGTAATCGAGAATCGACATGGCGCTGAGCGCGCGTAAGGAATGCAGCGTCCGGCTTCTCCCTGAAGCGAACATCTGCTCAAACATTTTGATGCTGGATTGCGGAAGGTATATGGATGACTGAAGCGGAACTATTCACCTATTACGAAAAAATTTACTTTCACGAGCACGGTCGGAAAGAACAAATTTTCTCACGCCTCAATATCCCTCTAGCTGTGATGGTAGCCATCGTTGGTTTCTATGCAGTGATCATTAGTAGCGATTACAAGAGCCTGAGCTTGGATCCCGTAATCTGTTTCTGGGGTTTTTTTTGCTACTCAATAATCGCACTGCTGTTCGGTGCTGGCTTTTTCATCGATGCCTTGCTCGGAAAAATGGATCAGGGCATTCCAACGCCGAACGCTTTAGAGACTTGGAGGCAGGAGTTGCTAGCCTATTACCAAGAGGAACCGAATTCGGCTGAAGTCGTTGCCTCCGAGCTGAAGCGATCTCTCTATAAGGACTACATGAATTGCGCTTCACTTATGACAGTGAACAATGACCGTAAGGCTTCCAGTCTTTACTTCTGCAATATCGCAGTAATTGTCTCTGCAGCTTTCGCGGCGATTACCTACGCTATTGTCAAATTTCCCAGTCTTTAGGAGTTGTTATGGCGCAAAAACCACCACCACCGCCACCGCCACCGACAAGGAACGTTCGGGGTGATGTCCGTCCGCCGCCGCCTCCACCGCCGCCGCGAATGCCCCCAATCGTGCATAAGAAGTAAACATCAGCCCGGCCTAGTGCCGGGCTTTTTGATTTCTGAAGCATTGGATCGTGACGTTGTTGGCAAATTTCGCGCTCCCGTGTACTGTATGCACATACAGTGCTTGCGTATGGAGTTTGCGCATGTTGTCGATACGGGAGGCGGAAAGCAGCCCCGCCCAAGAACAGTCACATTCACGCCGATATATTTCTCGAAAGGAGCGTGTGCTATTGCGATGGTTCCGCCGCTTAGGGAAGGAGGATCGTGCTCATGTCCTGCGTTTTGTATCGGCGATGGCCATAACAAAACTGCCACTCAAGTGATTTTTTATAAATGAACGAAGGCGCTCAAGGGCGTCTTTTTCATGCCTATGCATTTTGTATTTTCCTCAATTCCCTCTCTGTCGCCCGTTTTGCCGTCTTCTCACTGGCGTACAACCACCGCAGCCGTTTGGGCTTTGATTGATTCCCGGCAGTCACAGTCTTTTCCTTTCCAGCTTTGTCGTCTCGGTAGTAGGCGATGATGCCGGTGTAATCCCCCTTAGTTTCCTCGGTCAGGTCCTCCACCGTGTCCTCCGGCAATTTGCTCTCCAGGTCCAGGCTCATGGTGTAACCGCTGTCGGCGCCGAGACTGTGCTGCACGTTGCCTCCATACCAGATGATTTCGTCGATCTCAGCCTTCACACCCTGGAGCGTGTAGGTCAGTTCCGGGATCAGATCCGGTCGACCCCGAGCAAGGGTGTAGCTCAGGGTGGCGCTGCCGCGTTGCAGGCGATTGAACTCGGCCCGAGCGGCACGTAGGGCCGACTGCTGGTCGCTGTAGGTATGGCGCAGGTCCTTGAGGTTTTCACCACCGCCGGCAATGGCTTCCTGTTTTTTGGCGCTGTTCACATCGTAGTAATAGGCGCGTACACCGTCGTAGCTGTCGCGATCGGCTTGCAGGTAGCGGTGCTGGTCGCCATCGACGCGGGACAAGGTGATATGCGGCAGCACCATTCCGCTGGCCGTCTTGCCACCACCGGCCGGCATGCACAGCAGGCAGCCAGCTTTGACGGTTGCCACGGCATCAAATTCTTCACCCAGTCGACTGATCAGGTTGGCATCGGACTCATTGGCCTGGTCGAGCTGCAGGATCGGCAAATTGCCCAGGGCTTCGGCGATCGTTGGCTTGAGGCCATTGCCGCTCGCAATAGCGCCCAGCACCTTGGCCAGGGTGGTGTTGCTCCAACTGCGCTCGCGTTTGGTCTTGAG